ACACTACTCTCCAGAAGTCGCCCAGAACACCACGCTCCAGTGAAACACGTGCCAAAGAGACACGCAAGGAACCATGGAAACCACCGTCCATGTTGGACGCACCTCCTCCTCCTGAAGGCTATAAGCACAGATGGATCAGGGAAAGTGTAATGGGTTTCGATGACCGTAAAAACGTATCATCAAGATCCCGTGAGGGATATGAACTGGTACGTGGAGAAGAATATCCAGACTTTGATATTCCGACTGTTGAAGATGGAAAACATGCCGGAATTATCGGAGTAGGAGGTCTTCTTCTGGCCAGGGTTCCTATTGAAATCGCTGAACAGCGCGGAAAATACTTCCGGGATATGACCCGCGATCAAATGACGGCTGTTGATAACGAGTTAGCTCGAGAACAACATCCGGCAATGCCTATCGAAAGACCCGATAGGAGTTCTAGTGTAACTTTTGGAGGTCCTCAGAAATCTGAGGACTAGGAGAAAATTTAATGGCTAACAGTAACGGAAGTTTTGGCCTTCGCCCTATAAGCAAACTAGGGTCGGCCTCTAATTCCACTGGTGTTACAGGCTATACTCCATATGAAATTGCCAACGGAAATACTAATGCTATCTACCACGGCGCTCCTGTTATCCCCCTTAGTACGGGATATATAGATATAGTAGGGGCAGCGGCTGGTGGAAGTGTTAGTCTTCTGGGCGTTTTTCAAGGATGCGAGTATGTTGACAGCACCACTGGAAAAACCGTTTGGAAAAACTACTGGCCCGGTTCCGGGGCAGATAGTAATCATCCTGTAAAAGCTTTTCTAGAGGATGACCCGAACACTTTGTTTGTAATTGCGACTGATGCGACCTGGACCAGTAAAGCTACTGCCTTGGCCGCTCGTTTTGCAAATGCAAACTTCTCTACAGCCACTACAGGCACAACCGCCACAGGCGTTTCCTTGGGTCGTTTAGCAATAAGCACCATCAATACGACAAATAGTCTTCACTTGAGGATTATGGGTTGGCAGGATGACTCAGAGAATGCTGATTTTTCGGCGGCTGGTATTGGCGCAATCGTTAGGTTGAACAACAGCTTCAATGCTCCTACGGGGTCTATTGCGGCTGGTACTGTTTCAACCACTGGCGTATAGGAGGATTGAGGAATGGCTATATCAAGAGCACAACTAGCTAAAGAGCTAGAGCCTGGTCTCAATGCCTTATTCGGCTTAGAGTACGCCAGGTATGACAACGAAGCTGGTCAAATTTTTGACACGGAATCTTCAGAACGAGCTTTTGAAGAGGAAGTCATGCTTTCAGGTTTTGGGTCTGCGCCCGTTAAATCTGAAGGTTCAGCAGTTTCTTTCGACGATGCCCAAGAAGCATACACGGCAAGATACACTCATCAGACTATCGCTTTGGCTTTTTCAATTACTGAAGAAGCGATTGAAGATAATCTGTATGACCGTCTTGCTTCCCGTTATACGAAAGCTTTGGCACGTAGCATGGCCAACACCAAACAGGTGAAGGGTGCTGCCGTGTTGAATGACGCTTTCGACACCACAATTACTGGTGGAGACGGGAAAGCCTTGTGTGTGACGGATCACCCACTTGTTAACAACAATGACCTTCGTAATACTCCGTCTACAGCGGCGGATCTTAACGAAACCAGTCTGGAAAACGCCTTGATTGATATTGCGGCGTTTGTTGACGAGCGTGGTCTTAAAGTATCGGTACGAGGAATGAAGCTTATCGTTCCAGCGGCAAGTCAGTTTGTCGCGGATCGTCTGCTTGAATCTACTCTCCGTCCCGGAACGGCTGACAATGATATCAATGCCACGCGGAACATGGGTATGCTTCCGCAAGGATATGTTGTTAACCATTACCTGACAGACACGGATGCATGGTTCGTCAAAACGGATGCTCCTCGCGGATTTATCCATTTTGAACGTATGCCCATGTCTACTAAGATGGAAGGTGATTTTGACACTGGTAACGTGAGGTACAAAGCCCGTGAGCGTTATAGCTTCGGTTACTCTGACCCACGGTGTGTCTTCGGATCACCTGGAGCGTAAAACTACGGGGGGGAGTTAATCCCCCCTTACTTCTAGGATAATTTAGCCCTAGCGACTGGCCTAGCAGACGCTTACGAAGACTCTAGGGCAAAACCTTTCGTAAGGAGGTAATTTACAATGGGTACTACACGTTTTTCTGGACCCGTGGCATATAGTGGTGGAGCTAATCAAACTGCTGGTGGTGCGTGGTTTACAAATCTACCAATTCAATCCAACCCTGATTATGTTTTCCAGTATGAAGATTTTACTGGGATTGCGGTTGATGGCACCAATGACTGGACTTATTCCACACTTACAAGTGGAACTGGTGTTGTTGTAGCTGATACCATTGGTGGATGGTATCAAATTACTGGCTCTGGATCAGACAACACTGGTGCCTCTCTTCAAGGTAATGAAATCTGGGCGGCACAAGCTAGTAAAAAAATCTTTTTTGAAACACGTGTCATAAGTAGTGATGCGGATCAAATGGATGTATTTCTTGGTTTATGTGAAAATGGTACTTTAGCTACAGGCGTCCCTTTTGCGACCAATAACCAAATAGGATTTTTGATTGTGGATGAAGCAGCAGATATTTATGCTGTTTGTGACAGTGGAGGCACGGAAACTAAAACAGATACTGGTGTAGATATGGCTGATGGCTCTGCTTCTGGAAGCACTATTACTAATGATAGGCGTCTAGGTTTTGTTGTAAGTGGCACTGGTATGGTGGAATTTTATGTTGACCGTAAGTTGGTTACAACAACTACCGATAACATTCCTACTTCAGAGTTAACCACCTGGTTTGCTGCTGTTGCTGGTGAAGCTGCGTCGAATGCTGCTTCTATTGATTATCTTTTAACTGTTTCATCACGTTCTACTGATGGTATGACTCAGTTTAATGACCAACCATAATAGGTGAAACATGGCTAAAAATGAAGAATCGGCTAAAAAATCTTCAACAAAAAAATCATCTAAACGGCCAACCCCTCCAAAGGGGAGTGCTGAACATAAAGCGATGGTTTTACGTGGAGAAATCAAGGAGTAAACTATGGCTGATGTTTTTGTAGAAAAAGTCATTGAGGATGGCCCCCGTAACTTTGTTAAATCTTTTTCGTACACACACGTTGACACTGCACAAGCTGCGGTTATGGCGGTAGACGTTTCTGGATTATCTACTCTTCAAGATGGTACGGCTTGTACCGGAGTTCGTATTAATAAAATATGGTTTAGTACGACAAATCTTGAATTAAACATTTTATGGGATGCCAGTACAAATGTATTAGCGGTAGTGCTACCAACAGATTATCAAGGTAGTTTTGACTTTTCGTCTTTTGGTGGTTTGGTAAACAGTGCCTCAAGTCCTACTGGAGATATCAAATTCACTACTGTGGGGGCGGCGGCTGATGATGATTACACCGTGGTCCTGGAATGCATTAAAGAATTCTAAGGTGGAGGAGGCCGCTTCATATTTATGGAACGGCCTTCTTACCATAGGAGGTGCGGTTATTGTATTATTCATTAAATCGCACCATTCAAATGTTCAAAGGATTGAAATCTTGTTGAACAAAACGAGAGAAGAAGTAGCTAGGGACTATGTTACAAAAACAGGTCTAACTTCAGATATGGATCGAATTTTTGATCGTTTTGATCGTTTGGAAGACAAGATTGATTCCTTGATGAAAGGATAAGTAGTCCTTTAAGGAGAGTAGTATGGCAACTTCTGGATCGGTTGATTTTAATCTCAATATGGCCGACATTACAGAGGAAGCCTTTGAAAGATGTGGATTAGAACTTCGGACAGGGTACGATGCCGCTACGGCCAGAAGGTCTTTAAATCTTCTTTTTGCTGAATGGGCAAATAGGGGATTAAATTTATGGACAATTGATGAGATCAATCAGACGGTTGCCCAGCTTTCTTCAACCTCCTCTGTTCCCACTTATCCCGTAGGTACTATTACCTTATCAGTGGCGTCTTCTACTTCCTTCAGTGTGGGAGAAACCATCACGGGGGGAACAAGTGCGGTTACAG